GCGATTTAGATATAAATAAACTGAGGGAAAGTAAGTTCTTTTTTGCGTAAAAGCATTAAAGTGCCCCTACTTAGTAACAATAATAGAGGAGACCAAAAATGGCAAAGAATAGTTATGTCAAGGTAGTATCACCAGTTGGAGTTTCGCAATATGCGTGGCTAACAACACCCGATACTCGTTTTGATGAGACTGGTCATTATAAGACTAATCTTATTATAAATGATAAGGAAGCTCAGTCATTGAAAGCTCAAATTGAGGCTGAGATAAAGAAAAGCGTTGCTCTTGCTAAAGAGAAAGCTAAAGGAAAAGCTATTAAAGAAGCTCCTCGTCCCTTTGAAGATGAATTAATTGATGGTAAAAAATCAGGAAACATTATCTTTAAATTTAAGACGAAGGCAAAAATTATAGCTAAAGATGGAAAGGTTATACCTAATAGAGTTGCATTATTTGATAGTGCGGGTAAACCTATGATTGACGCAAATGTTTGGTCAGGTAGTGAAATGAAAGTATCAGCAGAATTGATACCTTATTACACTGCTATGGCAGGAGCAGGAGTGTCAATGAGACTTAGAGCTTGTCAAATAGTTAAGCTAGTTGAAGGTGGCTCAAGTAACGCTAAAGGTTATGGCTTTGAATCTGTTAAAGATGGCTATGAACAACCTGAAGCTATGGCAGAAGAAAATGTATCGCAGGAAACTCAGGCTGACTTCTAAACAAGTCGGACTAAGATACGGCTTTCGTTCAGGCTTGGAAGAGTCTATAGCGAAAGAGCTTAAAGATAATCGTATAGTGTATGAATTTGAAAAGACTAAGTTGAAATATACTAAGCCTCAAAAAGTTCATACCTATACGCCTGATTTTCATTTAACAAAGAAAAAAATTTTTATAGAAACAAAAGGATTATTTACCACTCAAGATAGACAGAAAATGAAACTGATTAGGGAACAATACCCTAATTTAGATATTAGATTTATATTTTCTAATTCAAGAGCTAGGATAAGTAAAAAATCAAAAACAACTTATGGAATGTGGTGTGAAAGATATGGATATAAATATGCCGATAAGCACGTTCCGAAGGAGTGGTTATGATAGGTAGAGTAATTTATAAACAAGAGAGTGTTCAATACTATTCAGAATCAAAAGATGAATGGATTGATGTAGATAATATGGACGAACAACATTGTCGTAATGCTCTTAAAAAAATTATCAGAAAGTATGGAGTAAATGAGCAACATCAGAAAAGAAACTAAATATATTGTTATTCATTCTTCAGACACTAATCCAACACAGAATTTTGACGTAAAGGATATTGACATACAGCACAGAAAAGAAGGTTTGTTTTCTTGTGCATTTCACAAAGTGATTACTAGAGAAGGTGAAGTGCAAGATGGAAGAGACATACAAATCGCAGGTGCTCACGTTGATAGTAATGTTAAATTGTCAAATAAAAATTCTATTGGTATCTGTCTAATCGGTGGACAGTCAGTAGATGGTAAGCCCGATTGTAATTTTACTTTTAAACAATATGAAGCTCTTTTAGAGTTAATTCGTGATTTAAAAGAAGATTATAAAGAGGTTAAGATAGTTGGTCATAGAGATATGACTGACTCCTTATCTCCGCATTTTAACGTAAGTGAATTGCTGAGATAGTTTGTTTGTACCCCTTGAGAGAGTATATAATACTCAACGGAAAATCTTAAATGATTGGAATTGTGAGGCTAAAGCTCTCAAGGGGTAAATATTTAACAGGAAAATTTTTATGGAAAAACAAGAAAGCAACTTTTTATATCATACGCCGTGCAATAATTGTGGCTCATCAGACGCTAATTCCGTCTATGATGATGGACACTCTTATTGTTTCTCGTGTAATACAACAACAAGAGGAAATGATTTGACACAACCCGCAAAAGAAAAAACAAGTAGTGAATTTATTAGTGGAGCAGTAGCACCTTTAATAAAAAGAAAAATAGATTTAGATACAGCAAGAAAATTTAATTATCAAACGGGAGCTTGGTTTGGAAGACCAGTTCAGATAGCTAATTACTATGATAAAGATAAAAATTTAGTTGCTCAAAAATTAAGAAACCCTGACAAAACATTTCAATGGTTAGGAGACGCAAAGAAGTCAGGTTTATTCGGACAGCACCTTTGGAGAGATAAAGGTAAGATGATAATAATTACAGAAGGCGAGATAGATTGCCTTAGCGTTTCTCGTATCAACCAAAATAAATTTCCAGTAGTAAGTGTAAAGAGTGGAGCTCAAGGAGCTAAAAAAGATATTCAAAGAGAGCTAGAATGGCTTGAAGGATTTGACTCAGTAATTCTAATGTTTGACCAAGATGAACAAGGTAAACAAGGAGCTATTGAATGTGCTAAATTATTCTCACCTAATAAAGCGAAGATATGTAGTCTTCCTTTAAAAGATGCTAATGAAATGTTAGTTGAAGGTAAGACTAGAGAATTAGTAGATTGCATATGGTCTAGTAAAGCATATAGACCTGATGGAATAGTTTTAGGTGCTGACTTATGGAATGAAATTAAAAAAGAAGATACTTATGTTACAGTTCCATATCCTTTTGAGTGTTTAAATATTAAGACACACGGATTAAGAAAAGGAGAGCTAGTTACGATAACAGCAGGAACGGGAATAGGTAAGAGTTCTTTTTGTAGGCACGTTGCATTACATTTATTAGAAAAAGATTTTAGCGTAGGTTATATTGCTTTAGAAGAAAGTATTAAACGTAGTGCTCTTGGAATTATGGGAGTGTCTATGAAAAAACCTTTACATTTAACAAGAGAAGGAACAAATGAATCAGACCTTAATAAAACTTTTAAACATACTGTTGGTAATGGGAAGTTTTACCTATATAACCACTTTGGTAGTACCCTTGCTGATAACTTATTGTCTAAGATAAGATATTTAGCGAAGGCGTGTAACGTAGACTTTGTAATATTAGACCATTTACATATGGCTCTATCATCTATTGGTGATGAAAATACAAGTGATGAAAGAAAACTAATTGATTATACTGTTTCTAAATTAAGAACATTAGTAGAAGAAACTGGTATAGGATTAATATTAGTAAGTCATTTAAGAAGGTCTGAAGGAGACAAAGGATTTGAAGATGGTAAGAGTGTAGGTTTAAATGCTTTGAGAGGAAGTCAAAGTATAGCTCAACTATCCGATATAATTATTTCAATGAATAGAAATTTACAAGCGAACAATAACCTTGCTCAAGTAAATGTATTAAAGAACAGATTTTCAGGTGAAACTGGAAAGGCTTGTAATCTTTATTATGATTTAAAGACTGGTTGTTTAAGCGAAGTTAAAGGAGATGTGTCTGATGAGTTTTAGTAAACACAAAAGACAATCTATTCAATGGACAGCTTTAGTTTTGGAAGCCGTAGGCAAAGCTAAAAAATATCAACGACCAGTAACCTTAGATGTTGGAAGAGAAAGTTCAGCTCTATTGTTAGAAGATGCTCTTTTACAAATGGCATTGAATGGTGAAAATGCGGCGTGGAGAGTAGAAGTTAAACTACATACATTACAATGAAAAAACTAAAAGAAAAATTTGATATATGGTCTTTATATTATAGACGAGAGATAGTTCGTTTTATAATTGGATTAGTAATATTATTAAGTATTTTTATTCTTATGACAGGGTGTTCTGTAGCTTTATTAGGAGAAACAATATGAAAAAGAAACCTAGTGAGCCACTTATAATAGGCGGTAAAAAATATTACAAATATAAAATTATTTGGGAAGATATTGTTGGTGATTCAACTTTAGCTACTGCAAATGATTTTGCTAAGATGACTTGTGCTGATGTGCATACGGAGTGTTGGATATTTGATAAGACAGATGATTATGTTTATTCTTTTGCAAGTTATTTTACAGATGATGGAGAAATAGAATTTGGGGATAGAAATATTTATCCTCGTAGTGTTATTAAAAGTATGAAGAGAATATAATATGTCAGAATATCAAAAAGCATTAGAAATGTGGAGAGAGGAAAAGCAAAAGCGACAGCAACTTGAAACAGAAAATGAAAAATTGAAAAAAGAATTGAATACAGAAAAGTCAGATAGAGAATATGACAAATCAGTACATAAACAAGAGATAGAAGATTTAATGAAAGGTAAATTTAAAAAATGAAATATTGTTTTGATATAGAGACAGATGGTTTTTTAAATCAATGCACTAAAGTACATTGTATAGTATTAAAGAATATTGATACTAATGAAATACTAAAATTAGATAATGAAACAGCTATAAAAGAATTAGAACAGGCGGATTTAATTGTTGGTCATAACATTATTAAATTTGACATACCCGTCCTAGAAAAGTTTTACGACTTTAAACCTAAAGGAAAGGTTTTTGATACAATAGTAGCAACTCGTTTACTTTACCCTGATGTAAGGGAGCGAGATTTTAAAAGACAA